GAACGATGATTGGAATGCAACCGAATTTATAAGATGGAATATTTACGATACTTAATGGAATTTTGTCAAGCTGAACCATATTGGGCAGCAGCACTTTTCTTATGTGGATATGTGGTGGGCGTGATTTATTTTTAAAATTAATTGGAGAATACTATGGAATGGTTTGAAAACAAAACAACACAACTAATAGCTTTGGTAAGCATCGTTGCTACTCTAGCAGGGTTTGGTTATACAGGGGCTACCTATGTTAATAGACTTGAGAATCTTGAAACTAAAATGGAAAAAACCAAAGAGACTGATGATGGTCTTGGAGAAATTGAAAAAAGATTTGAGTCTTTAGATACAGCAATAGAATATATAAACAAAAGTTTAGATGCTGAGAACACAGGAATTGTATCTAGAATAAATATTAATAGCACAGATATAAGTTCATTACAGACTCAATTAGAAGGACTGTCAATTGCTGTCAGAGAATTAGAAAAAGATGTAGTTAAACTAGAGGATGAAAATAAAAATCCTCTAGCTAATTAACTATTGTATCCTGCCGTTTAAGTCTGCTTCAATTTTGTTATGAATTTTATCTAGTTCCGCTTTTGATCTGCGAAGCACAGCCTTTAAAGTATTAAACAAAATAGGATTTAGTTTCTTTTCAAGTTCATCTATTTCACTTATACTTCTTTCTGTATAAACTTTTCCTTTTTTGTTTACAATTAATTTGTAACTAATTAAAACTGCTTCATGTTTGTTCATTTTGTAATTCCGTAAAAGTTAGACTTCCGTGATCCCCTCTTAACCCTGCTTTCATATAAGATGTAGACTTTCCTTCAAAGAAATTCTGGTGCTCTACTCCTATAACCTCATCTATCCATGTCAAAGGATTATCTCTTTGATCATAATTTGTTTTTAATCCTAGTTGTAGTAGTCTCCTATCAGCTATGTACCGGTTGTACGCATACATATCTTCTTTAGTTAACCCTTCTAAATCTCCCATCTCAAATACAAGGTCAAGAAATTTATCTTCTAGTTCTACCATCTCTCTACAGATTTGGTATATCTCTCCTTTAAAATCATCTGTCCATATCTCTATGTTCTCTTGTATAAATTCTCTGAACAGTCTAGTCATTGCCTCTACGTGTAGAGACTCATCACGTATAGAGTACGTAACTATCTGACCCATGCCCTTCATTTTTCCAAAGCGAGGAAAGTTTAATAGGATTGCAAAGCTACTAAATAACTGCAGCCCTTCTGTGAATCCTGAATAGACTGCAAGTGCTTTAGCTATTTCTCTTTTGTTTTTACGAGTAGGTTTAAATTGGTTTATGTATTCATGTTTGTTTGCCATCTCTTCGTACTCAGCAAAAGCTTTGTATTCTGTGTCACGCATACCTACTGTCTCTAATAGAATGCTATACGCATCTTGATGTATTGCTTCCATGTTTGCAAAAGACGACATCATCATGATGGCTTCGGGTTTCCGAAATAGTTTCATGTATTTATTAACGTACCCTGATGCAACGTCTACGTCTGATTGTGTAAACAACCTAAATATTTGTGTTAATAAATTTCTTTCGTTATCTGAAATACTATTCCAATCTTTAACGTCTGTATTTAAAGGTACATCATCTGCCATCCAATGCATTTGATTCTGTAGTTTAAAGTAATCGTACATCCAAGGATGATCGAAAGGTTTGTAGTAATCTCTGGTTCCTAGTAAGCTCATATTATTATCCTTCACAGCTTAAGCAGTCTGTGTCTTCTAAATTAATTCGTGGTATCTGTACGTTAACATTTTCTGCTGACTTTGCTGAGTCAGACCTAAAGTAATACAAAGATTTTAAGTGGTGCATGGCGTACCAGTGTACATCATTTACGTATTGTAAATAATCATCATGAACTTCTTGTGACTCTGTAGCTTTAGGTGGTACAAAAAATAAGTTAACACTCTGGCTTTGGCAAATATATTCTTGCCTCATCTTTGCATGTTCTACAATATGTAATTGGTTTATTTCATCTGCAGTTTTAAATATTTCTTTTTCATCTTTATTAAATAAATTAATATTTTGAATTGATCCTCTTTCATTAGAAATAGTTTTCCAAGTATTTTCTTTTTCTTCTGCGGTTAATCCTTTTTTCTTTAATAGTTTTTCTAAAAATTTATTTTTAACTTGGTAGTTACCTGATAAAGTTTTGTGCGTATATATGTTAGCACGATACGGTTCAATACTAGGGGAAGTGCCACCACATATAATAGAACTACTGGCATTAGGAGCAACAGCCAAAAGATGAGAGTTACGCCTATTGCTACCATGTACATCAGGAGCTTCACCACGACTTTCTGAAAGTTTTGTAGTAGCTTCAACAGCTTTGTTTTTAATGTGAGCAAAGACAATGTTGTTGGTGCTTGTTTGTTGTAAACCATTAAAAGATAATCCTTTACTCTGTAAGTAGGCGTGGAAACCCATTGCTCCCAAGCCGATTGACCTTTCTCTATAAGCTGAGTAGGCAGCTTTAACCATTCCTGTTTTATTTTCTTTAGCATATGTTTTAAACCTTTTAAAATTTGCGGTGTATCCTCCAATCTTGTCTGTATCAACAATGTCTTCTATAAAATTTTCTAATACATTGTCTAGCATTGTTACTAGATCATTAATAAACTGATCATTCTTTTTCCACTTATCAAAGTATTCTAAATTAACACTTGACAAACAACAAACAGCAGTGCGTTCTTCATTAGTAGGCAGTGTTATTTCTGAACAAAGATTGCTTTGTTTAATTTCTAAACCTAAATCTTTTTGTCCTTTAGGTAATCCTTCGTTGCACTTATCTATATTAATTAAGTATGGTTCACCTGTTTCTGCACGAGTTTCTAATAGTCTCATCCATAGTTCTCTAGCACTAATAATTTTTGTAGGCTCTTTAGTTTTAGGATCAATGAGTCTCCAAGGTTTATCATCTTTAACGCATTCTAAAAATTCATTAGTTATATTAACTGCGTTATGCAAATTTAAATTCTTACGATTGATGTCTCCACCTGAAGACTTACGCATGTTAATAAACTCTTCTATCTCTGGATGAGAGATATTTGAATAGGCTGCGTAGCTTCCTCGTCTTGTAGTACCTTGATTAAAGGCAAGCATCTCTGCATCTACGACATGCATAAAGGGGATTGAACCAGTAGAACGAGAACCGTTACCAGTTGAAATCCCATCACTCCTAACATCTCCCCAATATCCACCGATACCTCCACCTGAACTTGCGAGCCATATGTTTTCATCATAGTGATCAGAAAGACCATGCCTCGAATCAGGTACATAATTGAGAAAGCAACTAATAGGAAGCCCACGAGTTGTTCCCCCGTTAGATAATATAGGAGTGCTAAACATAAACCAATGATCGGATGCATAATTGTATAACCTCTGTGCTAAATTAAAATCAATGTGACCCTTATAGGTTGCTGAAAATATAGATGCTCTAGCAAAAGCTTCTTGTGGGCTTTGTTCATCAGACCAAAAGTATCTATCTTTTAAAGTATCAACACTAAATTTATTAAGTTTAGAATCTTTACTATAATCTATTTCAATCCCTAAGTATTCTTTTGTGTCAGTCATTTTGATTTTCCTTATCATTTAAATAGAGGGCTATTGTAGCATAGTGTATTATTTTAAGCAAGTCTTTTTCTGACTTACCATCTTTCTTACCATACCGCATAGCATACTTCATAATGTTACCAAGACAAAAACCTTCTCCGTGTCCTGCGTCTATAATCATATCCGTTGCTTGATACTTAGAGTTAGCATAGTGCTGTGTATAAGTATCATCTATATATTGTTTAACATGTCTGAGTATTACACTCTCGTTAAATTTGTAATCCATAATATTTCCTTAATGTAAAATTGTGCCCGAAGGCATTCCGTTATTTCTTTCTTCAATCTTTAATTTTAATAATTCTTGTAGTCTTACTAACAATTCTATTTCTATATCATCGGTGGTACTTCCTTGAAAAATTGTACCACCTAGTATAAACAATAGATCGTCTAAATTAATTTCTTCTAATGTAAACTCAGCCATTAACTTTTATTAGTTCGTCTAAAGTTATGTTAGGGTTTTTCTTTATTCTTTTTTCTACCCACTTATGATTCATAAAAGATAAATGTATTGTATAGTTTTTATAATAATACTCTTGGTCAGGCAGGGCTTGATTTAAAGTTTGGTGTGTAACCTTATCAGTATCTTCTGTTAACAAACTATTGATCCACTGAACTTGGAATTTTTCTGCTTGCTTTCTAATTAATTTACTTTTCTTTCCATTCATTAGTAATCTCCTCTACTCTTGGTGCTGATACTAGGTCTGTAAAAAAGACAGGACCTCTAGCATAATTATAAATACGTAAGCCTTTCCCGTTATTAGATTCTGCGTGGCACTCAATCTTATGAGGACACCACGTACATTCTTTAGGAAGTTTAAAGTTTCCCTGAGCACCATCTGCTATCGGTTGATAACATAACTCAGGGGGTTCAGACTTTTTTAGCTTTGCCTTTAACCCTTTAATTTTAGATTTAATATTAGGTTTGTCAAGCTCATCTGGTTTGAAAAACCAAAGCTCTCCTGTTTCTTTATTGATAGCTAAGAAACCTCCTTGAGTAGTACCCTCTGCTTCTTCGTATCCTGCAAGTTGTGCCATATACCCGAAGCTATCTTGATCAGGAAGTGTACCATTTTTAAATTTATTAAACGCAAAGCCTGATGTAGATTTAATATCTACTACCTCTCCGTCTATCTTACAATCCATGTGACCTTTGATACCACTAACAGTAACTTCTTTTTGTTGATCAGTAATTTCATGACCGGACAATTTTATAAAGAATACTACAAGGGCTTCTAATAAATGTCCGTACAAAAATTTAATAAGCAAGGTAGATTGAAAATCTTTTGCTTTAATTCTAGAGTGTTTGTTATACCACAACTGACGAGCAGGCTTGCCTATGTTAGACATTCTTAAATCATCTTTAGTCTTAGGTTGTTTCTTTGCCCAACCTCGTAAAGCTTCTTTCATATCCTCGCCAAACTCTTCTACCATTTGATCTGATAGTTCTAAGCCGTTGCCTTTTGTTAAAGGAGCAAGAGCTTTGTATATATCTGGTACTATGTTTTCTAATTTCTTTTTCATATTCTGTGTTTCATAAATGTTAATTCTCTTGTGTTGGGATTAAAAGCTAAGAGTTGAACTCCTAATCTTTTTTGTTCTTCTGTTCTTCCTGCTCCTGAACAGTCATTCCACTGACCTATTGCAGGACCGCTTTTTCTTTGATGATAAGTTTTAACATCTATTAAAGTTGTCTTACTATCTTTCAATGCAATCATATCTACTGGACCAGTACACCCCGAATTTTGAAAGACTTCATATCCGTGATCCCATAACCACGTGACTGCATAGTATTCTGCAAAGTCTCCCTTTCTG